AAAGTACGGCAAGTAGTATATCATTCCAAGTTCTTTTTGTTGCACTAAAGAACCACTGCTTTGTATATACTTTGATAAATCTTTACGAAATTTTGTTAGGGGCCTATCATTTTTTAAATTAAGCATCATGATTTTTTTACTATAGTAATCTCGAATTGCTGATGCAATAATTTTATCTTCCTCATTTACAAATTCAAAAAGTTGTCTATCTAATAAACTTGAAAAGTTAGTTTTAAAACTTTTGTCTTTAAGTCTTTTCCATGCTACACTAAGTGCTAACGTATCTTCTGGTGACTCATACACCTCATATTTTTTCACGTCCGGATGCCAACTTGGATCATGCCCAAATAAATCTTGCATACTAATATGACCTGTTAATGATGAATTCATGTTGTCTAATGGTGCTAGATTTATTGATTGTCCAAATGTAGCAGGATTGAGAGTAATTGTGCTACCATAGATACTATTATTCGTTCCTGTTGTCTGTGATGATTCTTTACCTAAATACTTTCCACTACTCATAATGTAACATCCTCCATACCGGCTGTTCTTAATTTAACAATATGACCCATCTGCCATTGTTTAGCGTCAAGACCTTTCATGATGCCTAACCATCGATTTCTTAATAAAGCCACTTCATTAATAAGTGTTTCAAAATCAATGACCTCTTGTTCACCGTCGACGTATTTTTCAGCGTCACGGCTAGTCAATGCTCTATTATACGATTCTAAATATTTTTGAAAATGTTTTCGGCGAATTTTCCGAAGTTGTATGTTTAAATGATTGAGTACTGCTTCAATTTCTTGTAACTGATTAAATCTATGTTCTGTAATGCCTGGCAATGCTGCAATATTTTTTTCTACATTACCATAAATTTTTACATCTTTTTTGGCCGAATTTAGTTCTAATTCATAATGTGAAATAAAATCAGGCAATACAGATAGATCGGTGGTGACACGTGTATACCAAGTCATTAATTACCATTCATCATCGTCTGAATCATCATATTCATCGTAATCATCATCTTGGTCATGTTCTTCAACATAAGCCTTTAACGCACTACGAATATCTTTATCATTAAACGCATTTTTTATTTCATCAGGCTCATAATTATTATCAATAAGTAAATTGACTAATGTATCTGCTGCCTCACTTCTGCTATTAAAATCTAAATGGTCACGTAGTGCGTCCCACACTTCTGATACTAAATCTAAACTCATTCTGTAGTTTCCTCCTCTACATTACTTAGCTTAGTTAACTCTTTTTTACTAAACTCATCCATTACTTTATCAAGGCAACCATTCTCATTTGTTTCCCAACCTTTTCGGAAAAACTTAAGAACTTCACCATCAATTGTAGTGTATGCTAGACGATTGCCTTCTTTAGCAAGCATACCATTTTTTTCAAACAAGTCAAGTAAACCGCTATATGGATTCATGCCTGTTGAATATGGAATTTTAATCTGAAGTGATTCAAAAGGTTTAGCATAACGTGTTTTCATAATCTTACATGCCGCACGAATACCATTTACTTCTGAAACTTTGTTACCATCTTCATCTTCTTTAAGTTTGAGTTTCTTCATTGCAACAACAATACTTGATGCGTATACGAATCCTTGACCACCTGAGATTTTATCATCAGGATCAAACATGTCTTGTGATGCATATGTATGATTAGTTGCAACCATACCAATGTTCAATGCACCGAACATATTAACACAGTTACGAACAAGTGCTGTAAGTGCTTTAGGTTTACGACCCATGTCACCTTTCAAATCACCTGCATCAAATTGATTTACATCTGTGGGAGTTAATAGCATTCCCAAACTATCTAATACGATTAGAACCTTAGGTCTATCTTCTGGCGATAACGCCTTATAATCAACAACAAATTTGCTGACAGTTTTGGCAACATCATCGATCATTGCCATATTTAATTTTAATAATTTATTTTCGCTGGTGTCAACACCTAAAGCACGTAACCAATCTTCATCTAGTGCGTTTTCACTATCAATGAGTACCACAAAGATACCTTGTTCCTGAGCATGGCGTACCAAGTTGCCAGAACAAATGTAACTTTTGCCGGAACCACTTTCGCCAGCGAAAACAGTGACTTTACCAAGAGGAACACCTTTGTTAAAATCACCACTGATAAGATAATTAAGAGCGTAATTTCCTGTGCTAACCCAATCAGTTGGGTCATTAAATCCAATGCTTAATCCTTCTATACTTTTTGTAATATCTTTACGAAATTTTGCCACATCAAACGGCTTAACCAATTTTACCTCCGACTTTAGATAGATTTGTAGCGTACACGCCAATAGATTGTTTGTCAAGTAGTTCAGGGCATTTTTCAGCCATGGTGTCTATTTCCCAATCTTGTGGATAGTGACGCAGTGCTGCTCTTGCTTTATCACGCACTACACTAGGTACTCTAGGAGTTTTGCCTGGATCACAAAGTTCCTCTAAAAGTTTTTTACCTTGTTTTATAGCACGATAACGTTCATCGCTTGTTGTCATAATCTTCTCCTTAGTGGTAGGTAACCCTACCACTAAAACCCTTAACAGTTTAAACTGTTTTTGCCTGTCTAGCACGAATCATCGCAAGGATGTCTTGTGCTTTGTCGCTACTTGGAGTTGATTGAGGTACAACAACTGGAGTATCAGCAGTTTCAGGTTCATCTTCCCATGAAGTATTAGCTTCTGCTACGGGTGCTGTTGCGGTAGCCACTGACTTACCAGCATTAGACTCATGTTGATCCGCTGTCGCGCCTGCAGGTGCTTCTAAACCATATGGACGATAATAACTTCCCCACCGTTCTGCATCATAAGGTTTGCCATCAACACTTGCTTCAAACATTTCCTTAATGATACGTAACTCTGCTTCACCAGGTTTCTTTGGTAGAAAATCGGCTAAATTAAAAAGACCATGTGCTTCAAGTGCAGCTTGTTCAGCCTCAGTCAACGCAGATTCCTTACGTGCCCAATTACTTGTGCTGTAATCTGCATAACCACCTTTGCTTGTCTTTTTAACGTTAAAATCTAAACCACGCATATAGTCAGTTGGCATTTCTTCCATTTCTGGATCCATCAAACTAGACTTAATGATTGTAAAGATTTGTGGACTAATGATAAATCTGCGAATTGGATTTGCAGGAGTTTTATCATCACCGATTGGATTTTGACGAACAAAACCTTGGAATAGATAACTACGTTTTTTCCAATATTTGTTTGCCATATCTTTTAGTGACTCATCCTTATACCAAGGACGAACTTCAGCTAAAATAGGGCAAGCATCTCCATACATTTCCATGCATGGTACTTGCACTTGAATTTGTTTTACATTAGGATCACCCTTAATACCATTAAACGGTAATTTAATGATTTGACGTTCTATCCAAAAGAAAGTATTTTTGTTATCTGCGTCAGGTAAGAATCGTACAGTTGCTACTGTACCTTCATCCATATTCCAGTGGGGATAGATTGAGTTATCTGCTTGCTGGGTAGATCCAGAATTTTGCTTGTTTTCTTGCGCAGCAATACGTGCGCGGATTTCTGCTAATGAGGCCATAATATTTTCTCCTTATTTCATTAAGATGGTCTTTATTTAGTTCTTCGTCATTTCCCTATGAAACGACTAACATACAAGATAATATAACACGTGTCGGCTTGTATGTCAAATGTATTTATCTGTTATGGAGAAAATATATTTTTTATTTGCTATTTTTTGAATATTTCGGGTAAACCTATTATTTCATCTAACATTTTTTCATAGGCTTCATTAAGATTTGGAAATAAATCCTTTTGAGTTGGCTTAGGGCCCTCTTGCTTTAAATTAACTTTTACAATTTTAAATAAATCGTCTACAGTTTGATTTGTTATTTCTTCCATACTCCATAAGTATGGCATGTATTCGTGAAATTGATCAATGATTTGCTTCTCATCATATTCACCTGCAAAATCAGAAAATCTGCTATTAAACATATTAAGCAACGTGGGTGTTGTTTTCTTGACCCAATTTAAAAACATAGGATTATCTTTAAATTTAGTTAAATCTTCTGCGACCATTGGTGAATTAGGTAAATTTGGTTGGTTGGCTGGTTCTACAAAATTAAATTTTGGTTCTTCTTTTTTATCTGTAGTAAGTTT